GGTCTGGAAGTCACAGTATTCTCTTAAAGAGTTTACTGACCTTAAGAACTTCAAATCCTATGAAGAACTATCAGCACGTCTGAATTTGGTACTTAATAAGTCCACTAGACCTGTAGTCCAGACAGAGGAAGATGAGGATTTGGTACCTCTGACTAGTCCAGTTGTTAAAGCGGACCCTACACCCCCACAAAAGAGTGGGTTTGGTGCTAAGATAGAAGAAATAGAAGAGTCGGGTGAATCACCAGACCTTTCTTACTTCGCTGCTCTCGCTAACGAGGACTAATGAAAAAGTTTCTGCTAATGCTCCCACTTGTGTTTCTGCCACTCGCACCTGCGAAAGCAGAAGCACTAACTTGGAAGGAATTCTGGGAGCCTTTTGCAGAATCCTACCATCATGGACACGATCACGGGTCAGGACACTGGCATGATTGGAGATATGACCACCATCACCACCGTCCACGTCCTAGACGTAGAATGTGTGAAGTGGTAGTAAGCAGGAAATACTGGATTCCAGGTCATTACCTTGGAAGTTCAAACCAATACATCCCTGGTTACTATGAGCATCGTGACCACCTCCAGTGGGAACCATGCAGAGGTAGAAGACATTGATATATTATTCGACTTTTTGATCAAGCAAAACCCCCGAAAAAATCGGGGGTATTTTTTTGTCCTGTAGGGTCGATAAGTAAAAATACCTATCCTGTGCCATATTGGTTAGTTGTGGTCGTGAGGTCGGTTGACCCTGCTGTGGTTGTAGCTACTGTGCTGCCATCTGCTAATACATCACCTTCACTAATAACCTGACCACCGATAGCAAATGTCCTAGATGAGTAATCTTGCTCTACAGCAAAATCGATAGAACTTGTCTGACCGATATTTGTGCTATAAGTCGGTTTAACGGTCTGAAACTTCTCTTCGATGGTATTTCGAGATCTCTTAGTATTGGTTTCATCGTCTATTTCGCCATTTGGAAGATATTTGACCAAAGTGCTAAATTCCTCTACAAACCCAGTTAGGTAATCTTTCCTCAAAAGGTAAATATTGCGTTTATACTCATTTTTCTCACTTTCGTAATCATAGACAGATATGGGTCTAACGGTATCTGCCTTTTCTACCACAGTTCCGTCTGGTCTCCTATAAGTGAAGTTTTCTGGCACTTGGATGCCATCTTTTAATAGGGTTCTACCTTTAGAATCTGTGATTTTTTGAGTAACCCAGTGATGCACTGAATCTTGCTGAGTGCCATATTCACTGTCAATATAGTTTTCTAGCTCCAATTCAGTCATAGGCCATTCTTCGTAAAGATTCAGTATATTGTTACAAAGAAGGACAACCCAGTCATATTGGTCATCACCGTAAAACTCTTTTGCTACTTGATCTGGTCTTTGGTTGTTTTTAATGGTATATTGCGAAAACCCTAAAATAACGTCATCTAACTCTTCACGTATTTTGATGCGTCTAAAGATATTTTTCGATAAAACATAAGGATCTACATTATTTGACCTATAACTAGATGACCTAGTATAGACATTTGGTAGATATGAGAAATAATTAGACATTACGCTTGAACAAAGGTTTGTACTGGTGGTGTTGGACCACTATTCTCATAATTAAAATACCCATTATTTGTTGATGAGTCGATTCCAAAGGATTCCTTGGTAAGGAAGGATGTTTCTTGGAAATCAAGTTGCATAGAATATGCAGTAGGACCAAAGTCGGTCATTTGGTTACCTGGAGACCATGATTGAATACTACTGTAGTTACCTTGAGGTGCCAAATTCAATCCTAAATTCTTCAATACTAGTTTAGTTGGGAATTGCATTAATGCGTTTAATACACCACCTCGACCACCAGTTTGAGGGTTGGTGATAGTCTCATTTATACCATTATCAGAGTATCTAACAATAGAGATACGGAAATATTCAGGGAGGGTTAACCAATTCTGGCCATCTTTACCTGGTAGCAATGCGAGTCTTAGCTTATGGACGATTTCGTATATTACTGATACATCATCAGCACTTTTTGGTACCAAATCGAATTTAAATGACCTTAAACGGAAATCTGTACCCTGGAAGACTGCTTCTTCGTATGGGTTGAAAACTCTTTTTGTGGTTAATGCTGCAAGACTATTAGTATCAAGACCACCTGCTGCTTGACCTGTAAGACCAATTGCTGTATTAATTGCTTTACTACCTGCAGAGAAACCTAATGCTGGTTTTGCTGCTTTTGCGAATGCTTCAATTTGTTGACCAAAACCTTCTCCTATACCACCTGCATCAATAGCAGCACCTGCCATACCTATTGCTTGAGCACCTGCTGGACCTAATGTTACTTTCTGATATTGGACTTGATAGTCTTCACTTAACTGTTTGGGTAAATAGAGAAAGATAGTGTCTTGGATAGTATTCTGTTCATGACTATAAATATCTAATTTAAGGTAGTCTATAACCCTAGTTGGAAAGGCTGCTTCTCCACGAATAGCTTCTCTGCTATTTGCCGAGTTCACTCCAATTGGTTTACTTTTTGGGAATACTAAGGTCATGAGTTACTCTGGTAAATATAGACCATCAAATAGAAATAAGTATAAGGGTGATCCTACAAACATTATTTATAGGAGTTTGTGGGAAAAGAAGTTTATGCACTGGTGTGATCGCAATGTAAACGTATTGGAGTGGGGTAGTGAAGAAATTATTATTCCTTACAGGAGTCCTTTGGATCTCAGGATTCACCGTTATTTTCCTGATTTCTACGTCAAAGCACGAACCAAAGACGGAAGACTCGCAAAGAACATTATCGAAATTAAACCTCATAAACAAACTCTCCCACCGAAACGTAATAAACAGAAGTCCAGGACGTTTTTAAGTGAAGTCAAGACATATAATGTGAATGCTGCTAAATGGAAGGCAGCAAGGAAATATTGTCAAGGTAAAGGGATGAATTTTATTATACTCACAGAGCATCATCTAAATTTATGAGTATATTCACAGACGTAAAAGAATTAGCAAGTGGCATACCACAGAGTAAGTCATGGTATAGAGAGCAATTGACCTTTGGACTGCAGGAATATGAAGGTGCTTTTCAGGTTGGTGATATCATATTTTTCAACTATTCAGCACAAACACCTGATTTACCATGGTGGGATACCTTTCCTATGGTATTAATCACAGATGTAGATTATGATAAAATGCAGTTTTCTGGTGGTAATTTACATTATTTGAGACCAGGGACAAGGAAAATGGTTGCTGGTAATTGGGCAGATGGTGCATTGTCATATCCTATGCGTTGCCACCATAAATACTTTATGAGTAGTGCTACTAGAGTATATAATGTACCTAATGAGGAATTGAATGATATGACACCTTTACCTGTAGAACAATTTGTTATACAACCTAAAGGTATTGGTAAAATTCTGGAAGTACCTAGTGCAATCATTTGGGGTAGACTTAAGTAATGGCAAATGGATTCGAGAGGTTTAAGGAGTTAGTTACGTCTGGTGCTAAAGAACCAGCACGTAGTAATCTCTATGAGGTTAGAGTATCCCTTCCACCTGCAATAATGTATAACGACCCTGTTATTCGTCGTAATGTCAGGGATGTTGCTGATGCAATTAATTATTTTGCTGACAATGTAGTGATTCCTGGAAGAAGGATTACTACTAGTGAAGTAAAAGATGTTGGTATGCAACGTAAATATGCTACTGGTGTCGCACCAGGAGAGTTGACTATATCTTTTGTACTTACTAAGGATTTACTTCATAGGACAATATTTGAGAGATGGATGAATTATACTGCTACAGATGCAGAGAATAGGACTACCTTCTACGATGAGTATACAAGTCAGATAATCATATCTAAATGGGAATTGGGATCTAATGTCATATATGATGGACTAAGTAAGAATGGAATGCGTTATCAGCAGAGACTTAATAGGTCTACTGGTGCATGGCAATTCTTCTCTGCATATCCAGTAGATATGCAAGAAATAACTCTCGATAATGATGAGGCAGACCTAATAAAGATGAATATTAGTTTTGCATTTGAGAGATATAGATTTGACACTATTGCTGATGATGTGTTAGGATTCGGACCCAATACTAGTGATAGATTTATCAACGAGTTTGGTGATGTATCTGAACAATTAGGGTTTGTATCTTCACAGAAAGATGTTGCTCGATTTGGTGTCTAAATAAAGATAATATAATTAATCGTTATGCCTTTACCTAAGTTAGCCATACCTGAGTATGAGATGGAGTTGCCTGTTTCAGGCACTAAAGTATCATACCGTCCCTTTCTAGTGAAAGAGGAGAAATTGCTTTATCTCGCTATGGAGTCGCAAAACGACAAAGAGATGATTAAAGCAGTGAAGACTATAATTAAAAACTGCACAAACTTAAAGACTAAAGTTGAGAATCTCGCTACTTTTGAGATTGAATATATTTTCCTTCGTATTAGGTCTAAAGCAGTTGGTGAAACAAGTGAGTTTAAGGTCACAGCACCTGATGATAATGAGACTGAGGTGAAGGTGCAGGTACCATTGGAGCAAGTAGAAGTACAGGTTCCAGATGACCATGATAAGAAGATTCAATTGGATGATAACGTAGGTATTGTTATGAAGTATCCTTCATTGGATGTATTCATTCAACAGAACCTAACTGATAATCCTAATTTGGATGATATCTTTGAACTTGCTGCTGGTTGTATCGACCAAGTATATGACCAAGAAGAAGTTTATGATTCCTTTACTAAGAAGGAAGCACTTGAGTTTCTTGAGAATTTGAATTCTGACCAGTTCCAGAAGATTCAATCATTCTTTGAGACTATGCCTAAACTATCATATACTTTGGAGGTTACCAATCCTAAAACTAAAG